AATATACCCATCTAACCCTCTGTAGGCTGATGTTACATCCCATACATAGTCTTCAGTAAAAGGATAAACTCCTGTTGGTTGTCGATTTATATTTAAAATCTTAATTTGATCTCTTACTGTTGAATTGGTAGTGTTATCATAGATTGTTATATCGTTATCAAAGTAAAACGATAGTTCTGTATCACTTTCAAAAATATATCTTAATAATCGAGTAGTAATAGTGTATGTTTCATTATCAGTTGTAAACAATAACATCCAACTTGAATCTTGCTTGGCGTTTGTTGTGTCAGCTTGTTTGCCTAATGTAAATGCAGACGACTGATTTAAATTAGTTTCAAAAATAATTTGCCAGTTCTGTGTTGTCCCGTCGTAGCGCAAGCCAAACGGTCTATTACTAAAAATTAAATCTATCATTGTGGTAATAATGGTAGAGCTTAACGTAGTTGTAAGTTTTGGGATAATTTGTGAAATAACTGCACTACCAGGTACTACTGTGTTTAACTTGATAGGCCCTGGGATACCAACTGTTGGAACTCCGTTGCCAGTGACACTAACTACTTCTGCCCACAAATAGTTAGAGCTACCAAGTGCGCCCACTGTTCCCAGTGCTAATTTATTTGAATTTGTTTTATCAAAATAATATCCGGTTGGGGCTACAAATCTAATCAATGAACCAGGTGTTAGGTATTTTAAATCAGTTGCAGTATAGGTGCCAACTGGGAATGGGATTGCTCCAACAATATTTCCAATATATCCGCTACTGCTAGAGCTAGTAGAACTGGCTTGATACCAGCTGATGTTAAGGCTAGTAGTCAAGAAATTAATAAAATTATTATAATAAAAATTTCTTAAATCAATATTTTGTAACAATTCATATATAGTATTGTATATTGTTCCTTCGATATCAACTTTGGTTGAATATTGAAAAGTGGTGATTTGCGAATAAAAATCTTGATATATTACACCGTCATTTGCAAATAAATTTGTTGAGCTATATTTTCCTGTCGGATCTTTTAAATCAAAATATCTACTAATGCCGCTGGAAGTTCTGTTGATGCTTTTAACTTTGGCAACTTGTTGAGTAACTGACAAGGGACTGATATTGTAATCCTCTGCTGTTATCATTCTATTTTGTGTATAGTACGTTTGTGGTGCATTTGCTTTGATGCTGGCATTGGTTTCAGACACAGCAGAATTTGAAACGCTGGTTTGCAAATTCATTGTTATAGATAATGTTTCAGTTTGCCCTTTTCTACTGGTGTAAGGAATTGATATAGTAACATTACGTACATCAGCAGGATTTACCACATACGATAATCCATTACTTACTCTATAGTATGTTCTAAAATTGCCTAATGGAAGATTTCCAAATACGCCATCACTAAATGCCAAACTGATAGTGTCGCCTGCTCGTGTTATGACATTATAAATATTTTTTATATTTTTATTTAGACTATTATAGATAATGTTATTACCTGATATAGTCGGTACTGGGGTCCATAATTCTGACTCAGCACCAGTTTTATCTAACCTATATAACCAAACATCATTGTTATTAATATTTGTTGTGTTAATATCTACACTTTCGTTACTGCTGGGATGAATAATTGAAAATGCACCTATGTTTAGTGTGCCTTGTGTAAAATTAAAGAAAAAACCGTTACTGTTGCTGCCGGCGCCTTGGCCGTCATCTCGATAGATGCAAGCAAGTTTATTTCCTATCTTAGGAGCTTCTTCATAAATGTACTGTTGGCCGCTGAATGTTGTGCTGGTAATTTCAAAATTCATCGAGCGGCCTGCTACTGTTTTACTAAAGGTAAAAATAGGAACATTGTTATTTCTAGTTTGAAAACGATACTGACTAGTTGGAATTCCATAGATTGTATCTTTGGCAGACGGGCTTCCAAATTGCTGTGTTGAGGGCATGGCCGCATTTATTATTTTGATGAACTGATCGTACCAATTGGCATTTGCAGGATCGTTCCAAGTCACTACCTGACCTGACAAATTTCTACCGTTGCTATCAACAATAGTTTCTGTGCTACGAATTGTGGTGAATTTTAATAAACCCTTAGCTGGAATATTTCGTTTGGCATTGTAACTGATTAAACGTGCTAAACGTAATACACTGTCTCGACGCTCTGCTAATTCTAAAAAGTTTTCTCTAGCATTTAAATCCACACGAAAGGCAACACTTTGCCCGACAAACGCTACTAAATCTATTAGGGCCAAATATTCTGAACTTTCAATATAATCATTAAAATCTTCTGGATAATTTGTACGCAAATACGTAATCATAGTTCTGCGTAAATTTTCAAAATCGTAACTTTGAAAATCAGCATTTTTAAAAGACTGGTATATTTTTTTCCAATCTTGATTAATTAACAGATTATTTTGTCTATCAGTTGAGCTCATTTAATTGTCCTAGTAGTGTATTTATTTGTAAAGAATATGTGCGCAGTTTATCGCACTACTAGTCCGTTGGTCTGATCAAATTGCAATTGTAAAGTTTGTTGTAGGTTATAGGGCACAAAAAGCAGGGTTAATTCAATCTGGATTCCAGTGTCGTAGGAAGTCACTACAACATTTTCTGCTTGGACTCTGGGGTCGTAATTAACTATAGTATTAACATTTTTCAGCACAATATCTTTGACAGATTCAGTCAGTGGCTCAAATAATATGTCCCAAATTGCACAACCAAACCCTGGATTCATCAGGCGCTCGCCCTGTCTAGTGTGAAAGTGATTTAGTATATCTTGCTTGATTAAATCAAAATCGTAAAGATTATAATTTTCTGTATTGCCGCTGATAGTACTAAACCCTTTGTACATTTTTGTAGGGTTGCCGCCAAGTTGTCTCACTGCTGGTAAAACAATTTTATCGTATAAATTACTGTTGGATGCCATGATTATTCCTTATGTTAAGCATTGACTTGATCTTCTGGATCAGCTGGTGGCGGAGGCCTATCAAAAACATCCTTGATTGTAGAGTAGGCTTTCCAGTATGTGGTAGGAACTTCTATTGCTGTTCCTAAAACTGGTTCGATACTGGGTGTTAATTCTTTAGGGGTATCAGCCATATTATCTCTTTATTGGGCCAGGTAATACTCCGCTGGGAAGGTTGGCTCCGCTGATTTTGCTGGCTGAGGCTACCAGCTTGGTTGCGGAACCTGCCAGTTTGGTAGCTGATGCAGTGGCACTGTTGATGCTTGATACTATTCCACTGGTTGCTCCTGCAATCTGAGAAGTTATGCCGCTAGTCACTCCAGACAGTTGCTTTGAAATTAAAGACTTTGCGGCATCAATACTGATGCCATTGCCAAGGTGTGCAATACTGGCAAGTTTTTTAACTTCGCCGAGATGTGTGCTGATTCTAGAAAATATACTCATGTGTTACCCCGATACTTGTGATTGTGCTGAACTGTTTGCGGCGTTGGCATCTGTTTTATCCCGTTTGAATAATTTAGGATTTAAATTTTCATGATGCGGATATGGTTCAGTTGTTGGTATTCTTAACATGATGCTGTTAAGTGTTGTGCCTTCTGTTTCTGTAGGATTAGGATATACTGCCAATGCTACAGGAATTTTAGCTTTTTTGGTCTTAGTTGCAACCGTGGCGTCTTTGGCGGCCGGGCCATTCATATCAATCCTTGCCGCAGTTTCTGTATGGTTTCCGCCGCTTTTTATATTAGTAGCACCTGCGGCTGTGAAGTTGTTTGATCCAGTTGTTTTGACATTGAAATCTTTTGCAGTAGTAAGCGATGTTCCGCCAGTGACATTTATATTAGTATCTTTAGCCACAGTGATTCCCAAGGCTCCATTTAATAATTGACTGTAATCTCCTTGGATTGATAAGTTGGTAGCACCTATAATGGTTTCGTCGTGGGTTCCTTTCACGCTAATTGTTCTGTTGCCGGTAACAATAATAGTTTTATTTCCTATTACTTCCAGCTGATGATTTCCGCCTGCCTTGATATTGATATTTCTTACAGCTTCTAAATTGATGTCTCTTCCTGCAAAAAAATTCATGTCATTGTCAGTATGCACACTGATACTGTCTTGTGCATAAACATCTATCTTACCGTCACTGGTCATTTCTATCCAACCAGTTCCTCTACTATTGGTAATATAAATTAAATCTTCGGTAGTGTGGAATAATATCTGTGCGCCAGTTCTTGTGCGCAATCTAATTAATTCATTGTGCAGAAGCGTTGGATCTCCATCAGTATCGCCGTCTTCCACACTGGCATAGTCTGGAGGGCCTTT